CGGCGTTGGTGCAGACCTGTTGTCGGCGCTGGCATCAGGCACGACCAGCAACGTCGTGAAGCCCAAGGGCGGTAACTGGTTGGCGAGCAGCATTGAAAACAAGTTAGTGCCGCTCAAAAGCCCAGACGAAGAAATGGCAATCCAAGCTGTTCTGCGTGCCAATCCAAATATCGATCGAGAGGCTGCTCGCCAATTTGTAGCTGCTGATTCTGCTGTCCCGCCGCAAAACCAAGCCATCAACCGTTGGATCGACACAAAGCTCGCGAAGTACATCCGCAACGAGATGGGCACGCCGGAAGATCCTGTGCGTGCGTTGGCCGAGCGCGGCGTGTTGCATTTCCAACCACGCGGTTTCCGTGACGCTTCGTCAGCTATGGACAGCGTCAGGATCAATCGAGGGTATGGTGGGTTCCCGCTTGAAGACACAGCTACATCACCACTCGCAAAACAGTGGGAGCGTTATGCCGATGAAGCCATTCAGCCTGTTCCTTCACAAACGCGCGTTGCCGGTCTTGAGTTGACGGGCGATTTCCGTGCTCAAAAAACTTTAGCAGACAATCCTTGGTTGAAAACGTTGCCGCGCGACACGCTTGTTTATGAACCCGGTTATCGCGCGTTTGTCGATGATGAAATGCTCGGCTTCCCACACCTCATCGACGAACTGAAAGCTGCAATGAGCCCGACGAGCGAATTGCCGACGAACTTGCGGTTCGACCCGAAGGACATCGACAAGCTCACTGTGCCGCAAGCCGTCGAGCGCGTGAGCAAGATCAACGCATGGCGCGCCGAACAAGCCGCCCAAGCTGAGAAAGCAGGGATGATGGAAAACCTGCAAGCGGCTCCGCGCTTGGCCGACGAGAACTTGCAGTTGTCGTTCGTCGAGAAACCCGGCGGCGCTTGGGTGGACATTCCAGAGACGGTCAACGAAAAAGGAATCCAGCTCTGCACATCAATCGGCAAAGCGGGTGGTTGGTGCACGAAGAACGCAAGTCTCGCTAAAGAATATGGGGCAGGGCATAACCGGCTCACCGCGCTCATCGACGCGGAAGGTCGACCACACGCTCAGGCGAAGATCACGTCTATACCAAGCACCGGCGACATCATGGACGACATGGACGATGTCATACAATCTTTGTCTGCCGCAGAACGCAAAAAATTCAATCGTTTCCTCGGTTCTGACGATTTTGATGGAGACCCAGAAGAAGCGTTCGATTGGTTGAAAAACAATTTGCCAGAAGCTTACCAGCGTTACATTTCTGAAAACGCTGTTGCGATCCCCGACATCACCGAGCTCAAGCCTCCCGGCAATACATTCAACAGCGACCGCGCACGAGAATATGCCAAGCGCGATCCCGACTACAAAGCCAAGGTCACCGGTTCTGTCTTGAACTTCTTGAACAGCGGCGAGTGGGGTCGTGTCGCCGACCTGCATCATTACGACATCGTCGATCTGAAAGACCCGAACAGCTTGCTTGAAGGGATGATGACGCTCTACGGCGATGAAAGAGCCGGCAGCCACCGCGTCGGACAAGAGTTCATCGACGCATTCAACCATGCTGTCAGCGCAGAGCCGAACGCGCCGCGCTTCATGACTCAACGCCAGCTGCGCGAGTTCATCGGCCCTGTCGAACCTTTGGAGGGCTACGCCGAAGGTGGTTATGTTCAAGGCTACGGCGTCGGTGGCGCAGTCAAGTCGTTCGCCAAGCTGGTGCGCAGTTACCTTGCAGGCGAAGGCAAAGTAGCAGAAGCCGTCGCAGAAGCCGCGCCCAAAGAACAAAAGATGTTGCAAGGTGTTTATCGCGGCTATGCAGGCGAGCCCGGCGGCGAAGAAGCCTTGTTCGCCTCGCCTCAAAAGTCGATCGCAGACTATTACGCGCGGCGGCGCGCTGCAGAGACCGGCCAAACACCGCACGCCGAGATGCTGTTGGTGGATCCGTTTGCGGGTGACCAATATGGCTTGAGCATCTTGTTGGACAGATACAACCGCGACCCGAACTTCACACGCGCTCGCAAGCTCCGGCCCGAAGACGTTGTTGAGCGCACTCAGCTCTATGCAAAGGGCGGCGCGGTCGACTATGACCCTGACGAGATCGCAAGGTTGGCGGCGAGTGTTGTGCCCGGTTACGCCGCAGGCGGCTTGGTCGACTATGACCCAACAGAAATAGACACAATTGTGTCCAAACTGAAAGAGGAATTCCATGGCTGAAATGAACAAGCCGCTCGAAGACGACGAAGAACAAGGCGAAATGTTCGAGCTCGAAGACGACGAGCTCGAAGTTGAAGACACCGAAGACGGTGGCGCGATCATTCGTATGGAAAACGAACAAGACGCCGCAGTCAAGCAAGCGCACTTCGCCAACATCGTTGAAGAAGTCGACCCATCCGCACTCAAGACGGCGGTGCAAGACCTGCTGGACAAGCTCGAAAAAGACAAGGAAGCCAGAGAAAAGCGCGACAAGCAGTACGAGGAGGGATTGCGTCGTACTGGCTTGGGTGACGACGCGCCGGGCGGCGCTCAGTTCACTGGCGCCAACAAGGTGGTGCATCCGATGCTGGTGGAAGCCTGCGTGGACTTCAGCGCGCGGTTCATGAAGGAGGTGTTCCCGCCTTCCGGCCCGGTGAAGAGCAAGATCCTGGGCGAGCACGACAAAGAGAAGGTCGACAAGGCGCGGCGCAAGGCTGAGTTCATGAACTGGCAATGCACGGAACAAATGCCAGAGTTCCGCAGCGAGCTGGAGCAGCTCAGCACGCAGCTGCCGTTGGGCGGCGGTCAGTACCTGAAGCTCATGTGGAACGCGCAATGGAAACGCCCATGCTCTGAGTTCATTGCGATTGACGACATTTACTTGCCGTTCGCGGCCACGAACTTCTACAGCGCCGAGCGCAAGACGCACGTCCAATACATCACCAAGATGGAATACCAGCGGCGCGTGAACGCCGGTATGTATTCAGACGTCGACATCGGCCAGCCAGAAGACCCCGAGTTCAGCAAGTCGAGCCAAGCCAACGACAAAATCGAAGGGCGCAAGGACACCGCCTACAACGAAGATGGGTTGCGCACCATCTTTGAAATCTACACCCACTTGGACTTTGGTGATGGCGTTGAACCTTACATTCTCTCCATCGACAAGAGTTCCGGCAAGGCGCTTTGTTTGTACCGCAACTGGGAACCAGAAGACGAACAAAAGCGCGAGCTAGACTGGATTGTTGAGTTCCCATTCGTGCCTTGGCGCGGCGCTTACCCCATCGGCCTCACGCACATGATCGGCGGGTTGAGCGGCGCGGCCACCGGTGCGTTGCGCGCGCTGTTGGATTCAGCTCACATCCAAAACATCCCGACGCTGTTGAAGTTGAAGGGCGGCCCGAACGGTCAAACCATCAATGTCCAACCGACCGAAGTGGCAGAAATCGAGGGCGGCGCGCTGATCGACGACATTCGCAAGCTCGCGATGCCTATGCCGTTCAACCCGCCTTCAGCCGTGTTGTTCCAGCTGCTCGGGTTCTTGGTGGACGCAGGCAAGGGTGTGGTGCAAACGTCGTTCGAGAAGCTCTCAGACGCCAACCCCAACCAGCCTGTGGGCACGACGCTGGCGTTGATTGAGCAGGGCATGGTGGTGTTCAGCTCGATTCATTCGCGCCTCCACAACTCCATGGCGCGTGCGTTCAAGATCCTTCACCGCATCAACAGCGCCTACCTCACCGACGAGGTTGTTGAGGGTTACGACGCAGGGTTAGACGTGAAGCCGCAAGATTTCGACGGCCCGTTGGACGTCATTCCTGTTTCTGACCCAGCGATTTTCTCGGAAACACAGCGCTTTGCGCAGGTTCAGGCGTTGATGCAGCGCGCGGCGATGATGCCGGGTATGTACGACCAGCGCAAAGTTGAGGAAATGTTCCTGCGGGCGATGAAAATTCCCGACAACGACGTGTTGAAGCCGGATCCGGGCAAGGATGATGTGGATCCAGTGTCAGAAAACGTCGCGGCGGCCATGGGCAGGCCTGTTTATGTGCTGCCGAAGCAGGATCACATGGCGCATATACAAACGCACGTCGCATTTTTGAAGTCGCCGTTGTTCGGAATGAACCCGGCGATCACAAAAACTTACCTTTACCCTATCGCGTTGCACTTGCGCGACCACTTGTTGAACTATTACTTGGTCGAAGCGCACGAAGCTGTCGAAAAAGCGTCAGACGCGCAACTGATCCAAGACGATGGCGCTCAACAAGCCGCCGTCATCTTGCAAGTTCAACAGTTCATCGAGCAACAACTCGGTGCATTCGCGCAAGAGTTGGCGCAACTGTCGCAAGCTGCAGAGCAATTCAAGCCGCAACCACCCATGCCGCCAGACAGCTCGTTGCAAGTGGCTCAAATCGGCGCTCAGGTGCAGCAAGCCGCGTTGCAACAGCGCGCACAAAGCGATCAACAACGCCTCGCGCAGCAAGCACAAATCGAACAACAGAAGTTGGCAGACCGCGCACAAGAGCGTGCCGAAGAAATGCGGCAAGAGGAGTTGCGTCAGATGGCGGAAAACGAACGGACAGCGGCAGAAATCGGTGCACGCGAGCGTATGAACACTGCCGACAACGACACGGCGATGAGGTTGGCTGCGGCAGAAATCGCCAGTGGCGAGAAGATTGCGGTGAGCACCGGCACCGGCATCAATCCGGGCACACGTTAATTTTTTATGGAGGTAACAATGAGCGACAAACCAACACCCGGCACCGTACCGATGAGCGGCCCTTACGTGAAACAAAAACACCGCCTCGCGGCTGGTGAAAAGCTGAACGGCCAGACATTGCCCGCAGCGCCCAAGACCACTCCAGGGCCAAAAACCCCTGCATGAATGTAGTCGACCAACTATTCAATCGTCTCAAGGCTGACCAGCAGGCATTTGCGCTGGACGCCTTGAGACGACCACAAACACGGGATACCTTCGAGTACGGGTACCGCGTCGGCATCGTGCAAGGGTACGAAGCCGCCATCAATGTACTCTTGCAACTTCTGAAAGAGGAGAAAGACAGTGACCCAGACCTATGAGGACGCATTGGCAGAGGCTTTTCCGGCGGTAGACGCTGGCATTCAGCCTTTCGGTAGCCGTGTCCTGGTGCAAATCCGTACGCCAAAGAAAAAGTCGGCAGGCGGCATCATCATTGACACCGGCTCGCGCGACACCGAAAAATGGAACACCCAAGTCGGCAAAGTAGTTTCACACGGCCCAGTGGCTTATCGCAACCGCAACAACTTGGAAGCGTGGCCTGAAGGTTCATGGGCGCATGCCGGTGACTTCGTGCGCGTACCGAAATACGGCGGTGACCGTTGGGAAGTTCCGATGGAAAACGGCGAGAGCGCGATGTTTGTGATTTTCAACGACTTGGATATAATCGGCAAGGTCGATGGCGACCCGCTAGCTATCCGAGCATTCATCTGAAGGAGATGAACCATGGCAGAAAAGCTCACTGAAAAAGACGACGACAAAGATGACGACATCGTCATAGTCGAAGAAGACCCGAGCGCGAAACAACAAGAACCAACCGGCATAGAATCAGACGACCAAGAGGACGCGCGCGTCAATGCGTCCAACGAGGATGACGACGATGATGAAATCGACGCCAGCGACAAAGAGCGGGAAGCAATCCGCGAGCGCCGCCGCTTGGAAAAGCAAGAGCGCAAGGTTCGCCGCGA